CAATGAAGGGCTAACACCCTTCTTGTTCTTGTATGTCCAAGAATAGCTAGACACTAAAGCCTTAGCCTTACTACCGTTGCCAATGGCTTCAGTAATTTCATCATTGTCTGTGTCAAAGACACGGATAGGCTTCTCTGATTTGCAAGTGATGTACTTGCCCATGTCAGCCTTCTTGTCTTCACCAGTTTGTACACTGATGCCCATGTCTTCCAATGCTTCAACAGCAGCGTCAGACAGGTTACACAGGTTAAGCTGAAACTTACCAGACATGTCATTCACCTTATTGTGTTGACACCAGAACACATCAGCTTTAATTTTGATGGCTTTCTTTTCTTCACTCATAATATTCTCCAATATGAAAACGGTCTGAACGGCAGACCAACAACCGCCTATCAATGCGTCTGTTTCCAGTTGTCACCAACCTTACCCTCTGCATTAACAGGACATCTAAACTTGAGAGCTTCACCTGCTTTGGTTGCTGCTTGCTCAATGAGCCTAGCTGCTTCCTCTGCCTGATCTTCTCTCACTTCCCATTGTGTTTCGTCATGAACAAACGCTAATAGTTTAGCATCTATCTCCTTCTCTTGCAACAGCTTTGTTGATTCAATAAGCCATTGTTTTGCAATGATAGCACCTGCACTTTGTAGCAATGTATTCAATGCAGCATGCTCAGATCTAACCCACACCCTGCGTCCATCCAGTGCAGGGAGATGACCCTTAGCCATCAGCCTAGATATCTTCTTCTTCAGGGCAGAAAGGCCGGGCGTATTGTTAATAAAACTGTCAATAAGTTTCTTGCCTTTGCTGCTGTTTCCACCAACAATCGACCCTGCCTTGGCAGCTCCTGCCCCATACAACACCCCATATGTCAGGGTTTTTGTGGTGTTCCTAGCCTTCTTGTGCTCTGGATTGTTATCGTCCTTGGTAGTACCCTTCTCCACCAAGCCAAAGCTCTGTGCATTAAACCAGTGGATGTCGCCCTTAAGCAACTCATCCATCCACTCTTGGTCATTCAGGTAGTGGCCTAAGCAACGCAGTTCAATGCCTGATAGGTCAACACCTACCTGCTTGTATCCCTTAGGCACACGCCACATCTCCCTACACTCAGCACCAAAGGGACTACCCACCGCAGGAACCTGTGCCATGTTAGGACTACTGTGTGTAGCCCTGCCTGTCACTGCTCCATTGGTAGTGACTCTACCGTGTACCCTGCCATCATCACCCACTAGCTCAAGCCAACTGCTAATCTGTGCCACTCTTTTTTGTATCATTAAGTATTCAGCTACAAGCTTAGCCTCTGGCAAGTCAATCTTCTCAAGCACAGCTTCATCAACAATGACATTGCCTTTGTCTGTCTTCTTTGTAAAGACAACACCAAGCCCTGCCAATCGCTCAGCAATTTGTTGCCTACTTCCGGGATTAAAAACGGTAATCTTATCCTTGAGCTGCTTGCCTGTCTTCTCAGAGAAGCGTTGCTCCACGATGGGAGGAAACACCTGCTGCATATCCTCTTCAATGTCAGACATACGTCCACTCAATGTTGCATTCAACACCATAGCTTTCTCCATGTCTAGCATGAAGCCGTTGTTTTCCATGCCACGGCAAATGATGGCAACATCATGCTCAAGCTGAATGCTTTGTAGGGAAAACCCTTCCTTCACCATCACTGTTGTCAGGTGGTTATACAGATCTTCAAGCAGCAACACATCCTGTTCACAGTAGGTAGCCATCTCTTGTGTCCATCCACCATCGAAGTCAGTGAATCCAATCTTGTAGCTGCCTAAGCGGTAGCCCCATGCCTCTAGGCTGTGTGGGCTAGGGGCTTTGCCCTGCTCAGGAATAACAATATCAATGTCGGGCTTGTACAGGCGTGACATCACCAATGTATCCACCAACATGTTGTCTGGAATGACAACACCCCATACCTTCTTCAGCACTGGAGCATCAAAGCCAATGATGTTGTGGCCTACCACTTGCTCACCATCTAAATATTGTTGCAAGCTGTCGGCTTCCCGCCAGTGCCTCACTTCACCAGTGGTGTTGTGCTTAGTAACACACAACCAAATGGTGTCATGTTTCAGGTTTGTCTCTATGTCTAAGAAGATCATCGTCATTGTCCTTATCATTTTGTCGGAGGTTATTAATATCTTCCGACTGTTTGTAATCTTCTATTGAGTCTTTACCAAAGATGGCATTCCATCTTGATGCCCACTCTTCATCAGCTATTGATTTGGGACGCTGAGTATGTCCCTTTCCTCCGTCACTCATCGATATATTGCCACACCACCACAGGTGTGTCCTTTCCTATGTATGCATTCTCAATGTTAAAGCTGATGTATTCAACAGCATCATCAGCCGACATACCATCCCTAATTATTAATTGCTCAACCATCTTTTCACAATCATAAACAAGGACATCGACACGCTCATTACCAATCCAAAGATTGGCTGTGCCTATGATGGCACTATCAAATCCATCCCACTTCTTCATAGCATAAGTCCTTCCATTGTGTCATCAATCTCGAACATTCTGCCAGTGTCTTTGTTATAAAGCAAGCTGCAAGCAGGACCAGTTTGTCCACTGTATCTATTCTTTAACACCCTCACCTTGGTGGTGTTACGCTCAACAGGATCGTCAGCTTGTCCATTACGCTCTAGCGATATCACCATGTCACTAAGCTGTGCAATGGCAGCACTGCCACGAAGCTGAGCTAGGCTAGTGGTTGCACCTTCCTCATGTCCCTTATCTGAGGGACGCTTGAGGTGGCTAACAATGATGAGAGCAATGCTAGTTTCCTGCACAAGCATGCGAAGCTTGGTCATAATTTCATCAATGGCTTTACGCTCATCACCATTGTCCTGACTGGATACGATGATGCTTAAGTGGTCTAAGAATACATACTTACATCCCAATCCCTTAGCCATATACTTGACACGATTGACAATGTTTTCAATGGCTGTACTGCCGAAGTGATCAAAGAAGTATAAGCGTCCAGTGCCTAGTGTTTTATCAAAGGCATCCTTGCGTATGGCATCAGACACCATAGTTGTAGGTAGGTGCATAGGAAGATCAGCAGCAAGGCTCATCATTGACAAGCCAGTCTTTCTCACACTCTCTTCAAGAAACATCAAGCCAATGTTATCACTGCTGTTCTGTAGCAAATGCCAAACAATTTCTCTAAGAGTTTGACTCTTACCTAAGCCACTACCTGCTGTGAATGTAACAAGCTCACCTGCTCTGATGCCATAGGTGATATCGTTCAATCCCTTCCAAGGGTAGAAACAATCTGCTGCTTCCATTGGTTTAGACACTAGCTCCCACAGCCCAGTGCCACTGACAATACCATCAGGAACGAAAGGCTCTGCTGCCCACCAACGGGCTACGAATGCAGCTTCTTTGTTATCTGCTAGCCACTCGCATGCATCCTTGTATGTAGGATCTGGTTTAAATATTTTGCACTTGCTGCCAAACAATTCAGCAACTTCCTTCGCTGCCTTCTGTCCTGCCTCGTCACCATCAAAGCACAGCACAATATTTTCAAAGCTGTTGATGTATTCATAGTTTGCTTTGGCATCCTTCAATGCACTACCTGCACCTGTGCGAATGGATACCACTGGATATTTACTACCTGTCAATTGGTATGCAGCCAGTGCATCAAACTCACCTTCAGTGATGGTGAGGTACTTGCCATTGGATGGGTATAGGTTCTGTCCAAACAATGTACCCTTGCTCCATCCACCCACTGTTGTAAACTTCTTGTCCTTCACTTCCCTACGCTTAGCCGCCACCAGTTGGGAGTTGCTGTCGTAATAGGGAAAGTAATAATAACCACCACTGCGAACAACTCCATAGCGTTCCATCGTGGTTTTGTTAATGCGTCTGTCAGCTACGCTCACACTGTAGCCTTCGTTATATTCCTTTAGAAAAGAGCTTGTGTCTTTCGTTTCTGTATCAACATCAATCACTTCAAGTCTTTCATTGTTAGTTGCGGGTGTATATTTATTACATACAAAACATTTGGTGGACATGTCTTCATTCAGTGATAAGCCATCACTGCTACCACATGTCTCACAAGGTAGATGGGTTTTTAGAAATGTCATAGCCCTTGTAAGTTATTTTGTTGGTCTTTAATACTTGCTCGTATCCGTTAAACAGCTTAGCCATTCTAGCATCGTGAAGGGTGTGCAGTCCAATTAATAAGTTGGCTAGCTCATCCTCTGTTGGACTCTTCTCTCTGTCCGTCAACACCCACAGGATGGAGTCGATGTCTTCCTTGGTTATCCATGCTGCCATGATGAGGTTTTCAAGTTCATGTGCTTTCATTTGTTATCCCTCATTGTTTTACGTTCTGCTTCATAAGAAGCCCAGAGAATTGATATGAGTAGCCATATAAGCACAACCGTGAGCCTAGCAAACTCTGTCCAATTACCTGCATTAACATCCCAGTTTATGAAGGCTCCAATACCATAGCACACAGCCATGATGTATGCACTGATGAAATAGTTTTTCATTTCTTCATGCCCCTAATTTGTTCTGCTAAGTATGGATCGTAAACTTTGTTCTCTAACCACTCAGCCACTTCTTCCAACACTTGGTTGCGCTGTGATGGAGAAACAAAAATATCAAAGTGGTAAGGCTGTCCCTTCATTTTGTTTTCTCGTTCGATGCGGGCAAACTCATCGTCTTCGTCTGTGTAATTAGTCATGTGTTTTTCTCCTTTAGTTTGGCTTCAATAGATTTGACTAAATCTTTCAGGTTTCCACCCTCCTCCCAATCAATTTCATCTTCATCTGTCAGCCCTACCCATGTGCGCTGTGGTGTGCCAATGCTTACATTTCCAGTAACAGGGTCAACTTTCATTCTGTCATTGGAATACATTGATGCTTCAAAAGCATAAGGCTCATCCTTCGCTTCTTCCTTTAAATACAAACCCCACACCTGACCAAGCGGTGTAAACAAAGGGCAGTCTTGGTCTGTACTCACCATGCCATTGCTTGGGTCATACCATGCTATTGGTTTCATGTTTGTCCCCTTGCTCTTATTAGGTCTTCATACTTGTGCAAGCCATCCCAAAAACCCTCTTCATATTCTGTCGATTGTTTACCCAACAACTCCACTTCTCTACGAAGTCCTGCACACGCCTCACGCTCTTGTAACACAGCCAACTTAACAAATTGAGTTATTTCAATCCACTCATCTTCTTCAGCTTTACGAATGATGTCTTCTTTGTTCATTTCGCTGCCTCCATATACAGTCCTACATTGCCCAGTGCATAACCAATAAAGGCTATGCCTAGTCCAGTGCTACCCTTGAGTAACAAATCCACTGCCACCACTGCATACACTACACCAACAATTGCAATTAGCCAAGCACTCATGCTTTCTCTCCCCACATTAGTTTACGCCATGCTCGATACACAATGGTGTTTCTCCACCAACCCATAAAGAAATATGGTAAATCTATATGTGACAATCTACCATCTTGCTCAATTGAAATGACAGGTGTAGTTGGACCAAGTCTAATCTCAAACATCTTTGTGTTTGAGCTAGTGCCAATACCAACATTGCCTGATACACCTAATGAAAATGACATCGATGGATGACGATTAAAAGCTCTATCTAAACTCTGTAACCTTTGCTTACACAGCAATGCCCACTCCAGAGTTTTGAACCAATACGGCTCAGCCTCCCCAAAACTTAGTACACCATCAGCACTTAGTCGCATCACTTCGTTGGTGTGGTAGTAGACAGCATAGCGCTT